GTCTGTTTTATCCCAATAAAATAATTCACCATCTCTAGGATTAATTATTAAGTCTTCTCCAAAGTTATCGTGAGACCAAGTTCTAATCTGTGCACCAGGAACCGTGACACTCGCTGCATCACCCCATCCTACAAAGTCATCAGCAGATGAAGCATTACCCACAATCAAAAATACAGTTGCACCATCTGCGTGAGTGGCTGCTGTAGTACCATTCTGTGCTCTTGTTACTGTAAGATCATTTGTTGCCACATTTGTTACTTTTAAAATTTCTTGATCAATTAATATAAAATCATTGTTAGCTATATCAGTACCACTTGTTACCGTAAGTGTCGTATCTGAATCACTAAATGTGCCACCTTCATTGATTGTTGTTGATAAAGCACCACTCGTTGTACCACCATATTGACCTGCACCAAATCCAGTTCCACCAACTGTATTATCTAAACCAGTGTTGATTTGATATGTACCCACTGTACTACCGCCACCATTACCACTATCAGATGAACTGGCTGTCACACTCACAGTTATTTCATACTGACTAGATGAAACAAATCTTGTTATTTGATGCTCTGCATTTAATATCGCTGCTGTTACATTGCCACCTAAACTTGCAGCACCAGAAAAAGTTACGAAGTCATTAGCAATAGCACTATGACCTGCATCCGTAACAGTCACTATACTAGAGCCATTTGTAGCAGAAAAAGTTACATCACCAGCACTTGTTGTAGTTCTGATTGGCGTGATATCATTGAAAGTTTGACCTTCCTCAATATAATATTTTAAATGTGATCCAACACCTAAGAAGTCAGATCCATCAAGACCAACCCAGTTATGTAATCTTCTAGCCGTGCCCTCGTAAGAGTTCGGACTAAACTTAACCCAACCACCTATTTTTTCTGGAAAACCAAAACGAAAACGTATCTTATCACCATCAACATACCCACCTTCATTTGCATAAGGTGTTACGTCCTTCACGATACCTGGTTTAAATTTTAAAGTTTTTATTGGCATTAGCTAAAAGCCTTTGTTGAAAGAGTTCCACTATAAGCACTGGTATCTAAAGAACCAGTTCCACTATTTACATCTGCTAATGCAAAAGGTAAACCACTTCCGTTGTTACCAGATATAGTCATTGTAATATCATGGGAGCCATCTGTCGAGTTTGTTCTTGTAGATGTAGCCGTTGCACCAGAACTAACAGTAACACCATCAAAAGGATCTGCTCCACTTAAAACACAACTAATACTTAAATTATTTGTAAACACAAAAGATCTATCATTACCACTTCTTTCAAACTTAAACCAAAATCTTCTAGTTGTGGCTGATGATCCAGCGTAAAGAAAACTATGAAAACCAGAAGTTACATCAGCGTATCTATTGTGTGCACCTATTGCTCCATTAAAACCTAAATTTGGATATGCTCCAGCATCTATGTTAGCACCTTCGTGCATGCCTAAAGCACTTACAGTATTAGGTCCAAAACCACTCAAAATAAGTCGATAATTAAATGACTCAGGTGACCCAGAACTTGTAGATGTATCTCCCATAAAGATAGCCGTTCCACCAGACGAACTAAAATAATCACCACCTTGAGCAAATATGGTGGAAGCATTTGGTGTGCTACCACCACTTGCTGTTACACCAGCATCTACTTCAGAGCCTTTAATGCGTACAATTTGCATAGCATTATTACCAGCAGCTATAGATCTTTCAACATACTTCACAACACTTGTGTCCGTGCCTACGTTTGAAACAACTATAGTAGAAGTATTTGAATTACTAAAATTTGTTGTGCCAGTATGTCCAGTAGAGGTGTTTGTTACAGTTGATGTTTTAAGTGTTGATTGAACATTACCACTACCTATCAACTCAAGAGTTGTGTTTGAATTTGTTGTAAGAGGTGATCCACTAGAGTTTAATATGGTATTACCATTTGTATCTAATATAATTTTTTTATGAGCACTATCATTATTCAAAGTAAGGTTACCAGATATATTGTCTGTAAGTTTAAAAAATTGTATGGGTAACTTGCTTTTAGCTGTACCAGCTTTGTCATTTAAAGTGCCTGCTGAGTTAACCTCTGTGAAACCTATATTTGAAATAAAAGGTATTGCCACTTGTCACCTAAAATTTAATTGACTCTACAAAAGTAAATACAGAACCATTTTGATTTATTGCTATTGCAAAAGAAGCTGAACTACCAAGACTTACACCTTGTGAATTAGACGGATAACTTATTGTAAGTGTGTTAGAAGAACTTGTTTTATCTACAATGATATATTGTCCTATGGCTAAACTACCTATGGCTAATGTTAAAGCTACATTATTACTAGATGTATCTACCTTTTGATAAATTGATTGTGCAGCAGAGGGTGTAAGTGTTGCCGAAGAAGCAGTTATGGCACTTGGAACTGTAACAAGATTTGCATTTACATAAGTGCTTACATCAGTCACGGCAGCTTGAACCATTGTGCCATTATCGTTTAAAATGACTCTATCTGCGTCTGCTATTGTTGTTGAGGTAGCCGATGTATCTCCATCAATTATATTTAATTCAGTGCCTGTAGTAGTAACTTTTGTTCCACCAAAAGCTAGACCATCAAGCAAGTCTGTAACTTTAGCACTAGAGCCTGCTCCATCTGCAAAAATTAGTCCCTTTGATCCAGTTGGAATAGATACGTTACCACCAGATCCTTGTGTAAAAGTTGCAGTTTGACCAGAGTTATTATGTACAAAATACATTTTGTCTTGATCGTTTGGTGATATTGTAATTGTGTTTGTACCAGATGGTGATCCACCTAATACTAATACTTTATTACCGCCCTCTGACAATGCTCCGTCAGTCGTGGTTAGTGTATGTGATGTGCCAGATAGTGTGATAGCTCCTACACCATTTACGGCTCTGTCTATAATATCTAAATTTAAATTAGTCGTTGTCCCCCAAGTTCCAGCTTGTTCACCAGAACCTATTTTTTCTACTCCTAAATTTGCTGTATAAGAACTTGGCATATATCCCTCATGCGTTTATTTCTGTGTATGTTTCTGTACCACTTGGTGTTATCTCCGTCCATGTCTCTGTACCACTTGGCGTTATCTCAGTATAAGTCTCATTTGCTTCTGGTACAATAGCTACATACAGTATATCTCCTTGAGTTGATTTTGTAAAACTCATTTCTTGACTTGATGTGCCTAACGCTACTTCTATCGCTGCACTAGTTAATGTAAAAGTAAAAGCAGATGATTGTGTACCTTCATTGACTAGTTTAATGTCTGTTGTTGTCTGAACAAAGTTTGCACTTATATCTGCGTTGGCACCACCAGTTATGTAAATAGCATTTGAACTTTGTGTAAAATTACCATCCATACTAGTTATACCAGCAAGTATTCCAACGCCTACAGATGATTTAGAAGATATACCACTCATAGTGGCACTATCAAAAAATAAAATGCCTTGGTTCGCTATTGAATGTTCTGCAAATGCAGACGCACCAAACATTACTCGGCATCCTTGATGGTTAGTGTTCCTGTATTTACTTGTTTTAGTATTTCTTCGTAATGTCTGTTGTTAGGGTCAGTTGGAACGTAAACTGTTTCGCCATCAATAGTTGCAATAACCACAACCCCAGTAATAGTTACTTCTGCATCAGTTCCTTCATATCTTTTAATTGAACAATGTTTTACTTGAGTAATGTTCATTTTATAACTCCGAATCTATAACTAATTTTGCATAAGTGCTACCACCATCGTGACCCCAATAATCACAATGATGAGATGTGGTTAGTCCACTACTAACACTTTGAAAACAATTTGTCCTTTCAACACCAGTTCCAACAAAAAAAGACACATCACTTGTTCCATTTTGAACATTATTACCAGTTGATAACCATCTTAATTCAGTTGGATTTGTTACAGTTATTGTTGGATTAGCCCTTTTTACTGGATATGTTAAGAACCATTCTCCTCTGTTTGCAACATCAACATGACCAGAACTACCATTAAGTACATTTGCAACCAAATTTTCGGTATGAACTTGACCTCCACCTACATTGTAAACTGTGCAATATCGTTGGCAGAGTAAAAATTCTTCCCCAAATGACCTATGCTCAAATGGAGTTACTTGATTTCCCAATTCAATCTGCCACCCAGTAACATACATATTAGCACTTGCAGTTCCTATTAATTTTACAGCAGAAGATGTTGATGCTGCAAAGTTTGCAGTTGAGTGCCAACTACCAGTAGTTGATGTTTGGTGTGTTGTACCTACACCTAAAGAAATACCAGTAAAAAAACTTCTTGCATTAGTTATTGGAAAATCAGTTGTGCCACCAGTTGTAGGTCCTTCTATTATAAAAGTTTTCTTTTCCCAAGTATTAGCACTATCTATTGTAAAAGTTTGAACATAACTTTGAGAGTCTGCACTTTCATCTAAAGCATAGTAAGTAAATGTACCAGTTAAACTTGACTTAATCCAAAAGCTAACACTTATATTTTCTGCATTAGATGTTCCCCACATAAGCTGACTTGAATTTAATCCTTCAACTTTTTGTTGAAACAAAGCGTGTTGTGTTGCTGCTAAACTTGTATCTGCTGTATCAATATTTATTTTAGTACTATTTATAAAACCTTGACCACTTGGTACATCTGTACTTTGTGAAAAAGTTATTGCTCCATCTGTTTGATTAGAACATTCAAATCTATCACATACAAATCCACTTGAATTAGAGAATTGAGTACTTGTGCTTCTTTGTGCAACCATCATTGCACCATTAATTATAATATTTCTTCGCCCACCAACTTGACTATTGGTTAGGACTTCACCCATCTTTGCTAATTCTGCTGCTTTAGTCATAAGTAATCCTATGTAACTTCTTGTGCCTCTTTAAATGTTTTAAATTCTTTTTTCACATCATCTGTCCATGCTGCATTACAAATAGCTTGAACTTGTGCATCTTCTTTTGAAATATCAGTGGCTGTATGTGTCCATTGTAATTTGCCATCTTTAAGATCAGGAACCATCACTCCATTATCTTCTTTTGTTTTATAAACAGATAAAAAAGGTTGCAAGACATGACGATGTGATGACCTTGATACCTCAGTACCACTTTCTTTTATAATGGTGTCAGTTCTTACATGAATTGACCAATTATTTATTATTTCTATTTTACCTACTTTAATATCTTTTGTTAAACTCATAAAAAACTCCTAATCTGTTATATATGTACCACCAATTTGAACAGTTACAGCAGTGCTTCCTTGTTGACTTCGTTGTACTCCATCGCCATTATTATTATGCCTATATCTAAGCATAGTAAATTGACTTGCATCTGGATTAATTCTTGCACAAACTCCTAACATACTTCCAGATGTAAACGCAATATGACTAATAAAGCCTATGGTAATTGATTGAAACATATTAGTAGTTGCACTTGCTGTAAAAGGTAATCCTGATACTGTCATACTACCACTTCCACCTACCACACCATTTAAATGTGCATGAGCAGTTACTGTATTACCAATTCTAACATATTTTGCAACTGCTACAGAATGACTACTGACTCCACTTAATGAAGGTGTCCAAGAACCTTCTTCATAATCATCTAATAAATTAGAAGCAGTAGCAGAATTTACACCTAAATAAATACCTGCACTTGCATTCGCAGGAAGTAAATCATTATTACTACCATTATTAGACCAACCTGTTATTCCTACATTCGATAATCCAGTACCATCACCACTAAAGGCGTTTCCTGTTATTGTACCAGATGAGGTTAAATTACCACTAAATGTGCCTGTTGTTGCACTTAACGCTAGATTACTGGGATGAGCTATCGTTCCTATAGTTCTAAATAAATAATAAACAAAAATGTTATTACCTGAATCATTTGATGGTGCCCCAGTAAATGTAAGTGTAGTGCCACTTACAGAGTAAGCTACAGAAGGTTCTTGAATAACACCATCTACAGATACAAGTATATCCTCATCAGAACCTACTGAGTGATCTAGTGTAAACTCAGTTGTAGAACCATCACCAGAAAACTGTGTTGCTGCCTCACTTGCTACAAATCTATTCGCTGCTGTGTTTCCTATATATGGCATTATTCTTCATCCTGTATTGTAAGTGTTCCATCTGCTACTTGTTTTAGTATTTCTTGATAATATCTATTGTTAGTATCTTTAGGTACACCTAAAACTTTATTGTCAGAAGTAACTACTCTTAAACTTTCCTCTGTTTGACCATTTCCTAAATCAAAAACAACATTTGTAACTGATTGAAATTCCATAAATACTCCTTATAATTCTGCATCCATTTGTAATGGATTACCATTTGTACCAGTAGGAAGATAAACACCAGGGTCACCACTTGTACCACCATTAAAACCAAAGCCTTGAAACCTTGCACTTATCCAACCAAAATTACCTTTTTCATAAGCATTAGCAGTGACAGCAGGATTTAAACCTCCAGTTGTAAAATCTGCTGCATTACAATCTGTAATTCTGCCTTGATTACTATCTGTAGAAACTGTTGGTGCAGAACGCATAACTATTTTAGGAGCAACAGTACCTTGACAATTATTACTACCTATAATAACTATTGGGAAACTACCCATTTCTTGATAATATCTTTGACATAAATAACTCTCTTCTGCAAAAGGTCTATGCTCAAATTCTGTGGCTACAGAGCCTACTTCTAATTGTACTCCAGTAATTTCAAATGTTCTATCAGTACTGTCAAAGAAAGATGTATCATTACTGTCTACTCTATTTGCATTTGTTCTTGATGCCCAAGTATTTTCTGTAAATGTTCCACCATTAAAATCAGAACCCGCATGAAGAAACCATGCTATTTGTAAACTTGCTGCATTATCATTATCTAATGCACCTGTAGTATCTGCTGCAAAAGTGTGTACTTTTCTTACCCAATCTGTAGTAACACTAAAACTTTGCGTATTATGTCGTGTGTTATCTTGGTCTGCTATTTCCACTGTATAATTAGCTGCAGCATTTCCTTTAACATAATACGATAAAGTTATTTGTTCAGCATCTGATGTGCCTTTTTTTAATTGTTGTAAATCTTGCCCTTCAATAGCTTGGGATATACCAAATAATTCACCTGAAGCTATAGATGTATCTGCTGTAGTAACTTGCAGTTTTAAACATTTTTTAAATCCACTTAGACCACTGTCTGCTTGAGACATTGTAACTCTTCCTGCTGTGCCTGTTGCAACAAGTTTAAATCTATCTACAGTTTGATAATCGTTATTAGTACCACCTAGTCCAGTAGCACTCGTTGCTCTCTGAGCAACATTCATAGCACCATTAATAATTATGTTACGTCTTCCAAGATTTTGTGGTTCAAGTCCACTTAATTTTACTTTAGTTAATGCCATTCTTTACTCCGTTGGCTTTGGATATTTATTTTTAATAGCTTGCACTTTTGATCTCCAATTATCCATATCTTTATAAATCATATCCAACTGTTCTTGCCAATTACCTAATTCTGTTTGATAAGCGTGTGTTCTCTTAGATAAACATTCATCAAGTTTTCTATTGTATAAAGGTACATCTGTTTTTGCATCATATTTTGACATATTATCTCCTTATGAAATCGTATATGTACTTGCCGGAGAAGTAAAATCTATTGGTATCATAGCTTCTATTTTCATAACTCCACGAAATTCATTAGTACCATTTGATGATGATAAAGTTACAATTAGCATATCTTCAGTTGCATTATTAAAGGCAATAACTGGAGCATTAGTGGCAACATAAGATGAAATTTGTACTGGAGCATTAGTATCACCATCATAGTAATATTCTTTAATATTTATCCCATTATTTACAGCAGCAGTATGACCAGTTGCTATAATTTTAAAATATGCACGAAAACCATTATTACCAGTTCCAGTATATCTTGTAATTTCTGTAGCTGAAGTAATACCTGAAACAGCAAAAACTTGTGTGTTGTAATAACCTGAACCATCGGTATTACCATTTAAGTGTAATGAAGCAGATCCACTATTATTTGCTGTTCCTTGTATAGCTACAACTTTACTTGTTGTAACAAATTGATCTGGATTTGTATTATTTATACCGACATTTTCATTAGCATCTATGGTAACAGCAACAGCGTTTGCATCATCATTTATACCTTGTGAAGTAAAAGCACCATTTACAGTTACATTACCAGTATTAGTTTGATTGCCAGTTACGGCAAGTGTTCCTGCCATAGTAACATTACCATCAAATGTTCCACCATCTGCTTTGCTCACTGTATCTGCTACGCTAAAAACATCGTACGCTATAACAACAACTAAATCATCAACTGATGCAGCTTGTGCTAACACAATAGATGTGCCACTTGTTGCAGTATAATCTGCCGAACCTAACAGAACTCCGTTTTGAAAAACATCAACGAAAGTTGTGTCTTTATAAGATAACGTAGCTCCCTCACTGCCTGCTCCACTAAAAGTTGTCTGACTTGCCGTGGCAGTATATGTATGTACTCTTCTTACACCATTAGAAGGAGAGGTTCCAATATAGGGCATTTTATTTCCTACTCACTAATTGCATCCACCGCAGATACCCAAACATCTGCTGAAGCATTAACACTCGATTTAACTTTTAAAGCATCTCCACTTTGCAATACTATTTTAGCACCACCATCTAAAACTTGCAAAGTAGATCCTACTGGGATAGGTGCATCTTTAATTATATGATAATCTGTTGAACTGTTTGATATAAATACCTCTACTGTTATTTGTGCAGTATGGACATTAGCTATCGTTATACCAACTATGGCATCATCTGAGTCTGCTGTTCGTAAGGTAGATCCACTTGTGCCAACTCCGTTTGCAAAGTTTCTTTCAAAGTCTTGTGCCATTCTTCACTCCTATAACGCTATAGCCATTGCTACGGCAAAACCTTTTGTTGCAGCACCAATATCACTAGCAAGCTCACTTGCACTTCTGCCTTCTATACTTGTACCATCAACTCTTAAAAAATCATCATCAGCTACACCAGAGGTAAACACTGGTACATTACCATTTGATATACCAGTAGCTGCAACTGAGGCTGTTCCTAATCCTAGAGTTGTCCTCTGTGCAGAAGCATTTGCATCATCTAATAATGCTTTACCAGCCGCCGTTAAATCATAAGTACCAGCAGTACCAGATCCAGTAAACTGTATACCTTTATCTGCTGCTGATGTTAACCCAGCTAATGCTTGTAATTCTGCATCTAGTCTTGCATTCGGAACTGTACCACTAGCTAAATTAGAGGCATTTAACGCTGTTAAATTACTACCATTTGCAGCAACTATATTACCACTAGCATCTAAGAAAACAGTTTTAGCCGCTGGTAATGTACAAAACACAGTTCTTGTTCCAGATGACCAGTTGACTTCATTATTAGAATTAGAACTTGATAAAATAGTAGTTCTGGCAAGTGTTGTTCCAGAAGATGTAAATGTTCCTAAACCTACCTCAAAATCAGTGCCATCAGTACAAGCATAGTATGTTGTATCAGAATTGCTTAAATTAGCAGTAAAAGTCTCAAAGCCAGTAACTGCACCAGCAAGTGTATATGTGCCAGTACCAGTTGTGGTCGTTGTTTCTTTTATTCTATCTGATATTACTAATGCCATTACTTAAGTTCTATCGTTAAGTTATTTTGATTTATTCTAAATATATCACCACTTGCTATTGTTTTACTCGCATCTAGTGCACCAACAAAAAGTATGTTACCTCCGCTAGAAGCATCTGCAATAAACACATGAGTAATTGTATCATCGCCACCTCCACCAGAAGCTGGAAACTCTATGTTATTCGCATTTTTTGCAGTTTGTGTATCTGTGGAATCTGATCCTATTGTTGTCCACCCAGAGGCAGCTACTTGGACTCTAGCATAATTTGTAAAGTTTGCTTCCGTTACTGATCCAGTTTCTGCTGCACTTACGGCTGTTGCAAGTCCTACATAAATACTGTCACCTGGTGAACTAAACGAAAGAGAATCATTTTTAAATATATAATGTAATAATCTTCTTTCTAAATAATTGGTTGCTGCATTTGCTGTTGCCATCTTTTACTCCTATGTTCTCGGTCTTGATGGTAGACCAACTCTATATCCATCTGTGTTTTCTCTTGCTTCACCAAGATCTTTGACTCTTTCTAAATACTGCATATACAGATTTGTGTAATTTTGTATAACATCGGCCTCACCTTTCATAAAAGTATACGCTTCTATAAGAGATCCGTAAAGTAAAGCGTATGGTGCATTTGTACTTAACCAAGTTGTCCCACCATCTGCTCCAGCAGTTAAACTAGTAGGCCTATAAAAATAATGTAATTCAATTGTGTAGGCAGTGTCAGGTGTAGGAGCCAATATAAAATTGTTTTCATCAAATCTAGCATAATATTTAGGTAATCCAGTTGTTGAAGCTGCTGGCGTATATTCTCTTAAATAATTTACATCTTTTTGCAAAAGAAAACTTTCTGATCCAGAAGTAGTAATTTGTAACGAAAAAGATGCTAAATAATCTGTAGGCACTGTTAAAAACTGATCAGATGAAGTTAAAGTACTTGTGACATTTTTTCTAAAATAATCAAGATCTACAGACTTTAACAATTTTTCTTCTGATGCTTTTATGAAGTCATTTAAATGATTTACAAAAGTAGTCTCAGCATTGTCTGTGTAATCTTGTATTGCTGTCTTTAATTGTGCGTATGTAAAACTCATGGTGTCACACTCACTGGTCCTGCCGTTGCATTAACACCTCCACCTTTTAAGCCCCCGGCTGTTGCTGTTTGACCGTTAGCACTAAAAGTGTAGGTATCTGTTGTTACTACAGTTATACTATACCCGATAGACTGTGTCAAAACAGATGGAGTAAATCCGTCAAAACCATTTACTTTTTTAAACCTAACCGTATCACCTGTCGTTCTGCCATGACTTGGTTCTGTAACAGTTATTACAGCTGAACCTGACGATCCTGAAAGAAAAGAGTCTGGATTAAGTAATCGTTCAATCGGATTTTCTGTTCTTGCGGGCCTTGCGTTTTTAATTGCTTGACCATCAGAGGGTACATGAAAAGGACCTAATTGAGGGTGCTTTGGTTCAAACTCATCAGGACCTACTAAAGATCCATTCCACTCAAGTTTCATATCTCTTAATCTATATCTCATACCTGAACGGTCTGAAATGCCGTAAGCGTGTTTGCCTGTAGCAAATCTTCCCATCAATTACTCCTCAGATAACTGTATTCAGGAGTAACTGTAAAACTTGATCTATCTCTATCTTCACCCATCGCTCTTTCAAATTCTTCTTCATAAATCGCTTTTAACATTTGTGTTAAGTTAGGATTTTTTTTCAAAGAAATGTAATAAGCTAAACCAGCAGTCAAACAAGGGTAAAATCTAAAAGGTACCTCTAAAGTGTTCACTGAACCATCTGCGTCCTGTATTCTGGTTAAAGCATCATAATGAATTACATCGGTACTATTTTCAGGAGCAGGCCATATTTTTAAATTAGGTGTAATCTGTCTGTCTAAAAAAAACTGTGTTGGACGTCCCGTTGTAGTTTTATTTGGTATTGATAAATAGCTATCCCTACTAATCCTACTTAAACTAAAGTCTGTGCCACTTCTTCTTACCACAGCTGATAGAATATCTATAACATCAGTACCCAAGGAGTAATCAACGTCATCAGCTGTGACTGTTTGTGTGCGTTGTTCAATAGTCCATTGATTAAGACCTCTGTTTGCCCATTCCGCTAACATTAAATTCATGGAGCGTCTTGCTGTTTTTAAATCATACCCTGTCCTAACTTCTAAGCCACACCGCTCAAAAGCTTCTTCAATGTATTCAGCTACATTTAGCTCGAAGTCTGTTGAATTAGAAGTTGCCATATTTAATCCTTATACAAATTATCAAACGTAACACTCGGGTCCATATAACTATTATCACATTCTGCATTATGAATCCACTGGCTTGGTTTAAAATCAGGTGCACCTTCACCAGTTTCCCATAACGCAGGACTTGTTGCACGAACCCTGTTATTAGGTAATGCTACTATATTTCCAGTCCATTTACCAGCATCAGTTAATTCTATTACATGACTTTGTTTGTGTTGAGCAGGATCATCAGCTATGTCTGACTCTGTATAATCCACAGTAAAAAGATATTTACCTGTGTAAAACTTACCATCAATCTTACATTTCCAAGGACTAGAGCTCACTCGGTCTAGTTTTATTATTGAATGATGATGAGAACTACAATCCCAAGGTTGGACTAAATGAACAGGCATAGGCTCTGGCCAATTGTCCAAAGGAGTATCTGCAACTAGAGCTGTAATCGGCATACGAGCCCACATAGCCCCACCGTTAATATTTTGACTTTCATCAAAATCAGACTCACAACCTGTAAAAATCATTTGAAAACTTAAACATCTATCAGGCACAGTAGTAACTGCAATAGCCATAGCATGAATGAATTCACCGTGATATTTTTCGTGATTGTGCGTATACTCTCTTCTCACCCAGCATTTAAAATGCGGGATGTTACTTTGAAGATAAGGCACTTATGCTCGGCCGCCTCTTCTCATCTTCTTGATAGCACCGCCTTTGGCAAAACCTTTTTTCTTCATGCCAGCTGCACCGCCACCCATCATCTTCTTAACGGCACCACCTTTGGCATAACCTTTCTTTTTCATACCGGCTGCACCACCGGCTTTCATCTTTTTAACTGTCCCGCCTTTAGCGAAACCTTTCTTTTTCATACCAGCTACGCCGCCACCCATCATTTTGGCGTAACCTTTTTTCTTCATGTTTTTTTTCTTTTTTGCTGGCATTTTGCCCTCCTTTGTTAACTACTGACTGAACCCTGTGTAACCTTACGTCTGTTTGCCATAACAGCTCCACAGCCTCTAGCTACTACACTACCTGTTTTTACTTTACCTTTAAAGGGTCTTTTTGCTTTTGTGCTAGGTATTGCACCCCCAGAACTCATTTTTCTCACTTTAGCTGCTGGTGTATTACCCACAACTGTTTTACCTTTTGCACCTGCTTTTTTCTTTTTTCTTGCTGTAGAGGCACGTTCTGCTTGAGATAAGCTATTTGCTTTTGCTCGTGGTAAACAACGATCTGGATTTTTTTTATCTTTGGATGTACCGCAAGGCCCTTTAATCTTACCGTCAGTGCCTATTCGCACCCAATCTTGTTTCAACCATTTTTTTAATTCACCCACTAGCGACCCTTTCTTTTACCGCCCTTGGCCTTTTTTGCATAATTTGGATCTTTACAATATTTTGATGCGGCTAAATTTGCATACGCACTAGGATATGTATCAAAGGTTCGTTTTGCCCATGCTTTACCCTCAGGACATATTTTACTACCTTTGCTTTTGGCTGCACCGCCCTTTTTAAAATATGTAACAGTTTGTTTACCTGGCTTGGGTCCAGTTCTTACAACGGTCATGCTGTGCTCCTCTGTTTTCTAATACTATCTTTACCTTTTTTAAATATATTTGCAACTTGAGTTTTGCCCATTACTTTTGCTCTTTGCTCACCGACTGTAAGAATTTGTATCTTTCTCGCAAACGGCTTATTGATTCTTTTAACCTTGGCAACAGTTGCTCTGGCATCCGACGGCGTAGCAAATTTAATACTAACCGTGTCCTTAGGGTTTTCGTCCGTATATAAGCGTCTGCCAGAACCTTTTGGCTTTTTTCCTGTTCCAACTTTAGGATCTTTTTTTCTTTTTTTTGTCATTTTTTTTCGCTTTACTAGGCAGTAAACCTTTATTTACAGCTCTTGCTCTTTCACTAAACCCCAGTTTTTTTTTACCTTTTATTTTTTTTCTTATTGTTTCTAGTTTTGCTACCATTTTTAAGTAAACTTCCTAATATTTTAGATTGATTAGCATGAGCTTTACTTGCTTTTTTTAACTTACCTTGCACTTTTTTTACTTTTCTTTTTGCTACACCTGTTAAGGCCATTATTTACCTCCTACAAAAATAAATACTATTGATATTAGCTGTAACACTACACCAGCTATTAACATCCACACACGCCTATCAATTTTGTCTATTTGTGCCTGTAAGTGTGTAAGATGGTTGCTCTCTAATCTTTTAATTACTTCTTCAAGTACAGACATTCTTTTATCTAAATTATGTAAAAAATCTTTTTCTCGTTTAGTTGCCATTAACACTTCCATCGTCTTCTTGCTTGTCTTAGTCTACTGTTGGGATTTTTAGCGGCTTTTGGAAACTTTTTCATTTGGCCTGCACTTCTTGCACAAAATGATTTTCTTCTTTTTGCGGCTGCTGAACCCTTTTTTACCTTACCTGTTACAGCTGTTTTAAGCTTACTACCCGGATTATCGCGTCTGTATTTAGCTACCCCAGCTGCTGTCATACCCGCCCCTTTTTTAGTGGGGCGGTAATATTTTTTTGTTCTAGGCGGTTGTTTGTCCCTTTTCCTAGTCATAGTTCTTTCTCATTTCAAGCGTGATAGTATAAGTATCCGCACTTGAATGACCCACTGTTGTAAAAAGAATATCTCCTGTTACACCAGAACCTGCATTATTTTTTAAGCCCCCAAAGCTAGAATAGTCGTGATAACCACTTTGGTTTTCACCTAATTCAATAATAAACGCATTTGAGGTTGCGTCAAAAAATAACCTAGTTTTCATACCTACACACTGCCACCATATTTTTTCTATAGTTACACTGGTGCAAGTTTGACCATGACCATTTGTAGTTAAAGCACTTACATCCACCTTCTTGACTTCAGATTCACCGGTTCCGTCAGAAATGTTTGTAAACTTCTGAATTACCTTTTTATCGCCATCAAAAATAGTTTGAGATGTTACTGCATCAGCCATTTAAATCTCCTATTACTGGTCAGCAAAAGCTGGAGCGTCTTCAGAGACTACGTTACCCCAAATATAGTAGTTTGTACTATCTTTCCCTACTATATTTATTTCCATGCTACCAAAGTCTGTTAAGGTTAACTTTGAATTAGAACTACCATTTGCATAAATACCTGCATTGTCCGCATTTGTGTCTAAATGCTGAACATTACCTAAGAAAAAGTTTGAGTTTCCAGGAGTGACTATTATTAAATTTTGTGCTTCTTCAGCAGCTCCTGCATATATAAACTTAAAAGTAGCTCCTGCAACTGGTGCTGGTAAAGTTATTGTTCTGTCAGAGGCAAGTGCTGGAACAGCTAAAACTCTTCCGCTATGTGTAGCGTTATCAAGAGTTTTATCTTCATCCCCTAATGCAACTGGTGCATCTCCCATTGTAATTACTTCTGTGATTGCTCCAGTAGAAGCATTTTTACTCACAGTTTTAATTGTGCTTTCAGATCTTATTGGACCTGAGAAAGTTGAATTAGCCATATGTTTCTCCTTGTCTTGGCTATTGTCGAAGTTAATTCTTCGTCAAGGTAATTATATTATACATAAAAAAAGGGGCCTGAAAAGACCCCTTTAAAAAATATGCAATTATTTTTATGCTCCAGGAGTTGCGAATACACATCTCCAGTCGGAAACACCAAAGCTGTAACGCTCTCTGGCTTTAAATCTCATGTTTCCTGTATCAAAATCGCCTTCCATAGCTGTTTTGATAGGTGAACGGTTGAAATATTTAAAACCGTTTGGTGCATCAGTCTTTATGAAAAACGCATCTGTGTCTGTCAAGAAGTGGTTAACAACCGCTCCTTCTGGTAACATACCCATGTTTTTTATTGCGTTTGGATCATTATCTGAAGTTCCAACTCTAAGATTACTGTTTAATACTCTTTCAGCAGTAAACTGTAATTCTTTTGGAATTATAAGTTTTGTGCCTCTTACAGCAATTTTCAGTCCTCTTTCATCTTTGAAACCAGCAATATCAATCAATGCCTGCTCAAGTGATGTTTCATTTAAGTCAGAAGCAACTGATAAGATGTTACTTTGGTTACCATTGATGGTTGGGTGAGAAGATGACGCTAATGCAGCACCGTCACCAATTGCACTGCTTGTACTAAACGCATTGTTTAGAATAGCAGCAGCTTTGATCTGTTTGGTTTGTGCCATAGATCTAGCTAATGCTTTGGTGTATCTACTTGCAAGTCTATCATAAAGATTATCCTCAATAGCTTCTTCAGTGATTGAAAAAGCAAGAGCGATAGTCTCATGTGTATATCTTGCAGTAAATGTTTCTTGTGCATCGTCAAAGCTCACAGCTCCACCTTCTGATTTAGTCGGTGCAGTTGAGAAGCCTGCTAACATCACTTCTTCTTCGAACGCTCTATCTGATGATTCTTCATCAAATATCTCTGCGTGTTCATTTTCATACCTGTCGTACTCAAGCCCAAATAAGGCATTAAGACCAGGCTCTAGCTCTTTAGCTAATTGTGCTCTTGATATAGCCATACTCTATTCTCCTTATATACCTGCGTTGTCTGCTGTATTTACAGCAGCTGCAAAGCCTGAGTTAAAGTGTCCTAGAAGACGTACAATATACTGATGACCCACTGCTGAGTAATCTGTATTACCTTCATCTTCATACAACCCTACTATTCTGACATCTAAAGTTCCTGTTGTTGCAGCTGTAGATATGTCAAGCATATCAGTAGACTGACCCGTGTTGGTGCTACCGTTATTTACACTTGCCATAGAAGCATTTGCAAAAACATCGGCTAAAGCTGTCGCTCTATTTGTGTTAGTTCCATCTGCAACAACAGTAAAGAGTTGCATAGGATTGTCATATACAAACGCCTTAATAGGAAAGTTTGTATCAACACTGACATTATTTGATCCCGGCCAGAAGTTTTTAAATGTTGTCTTTTTTGTGCCTGAGTCGACATATTCAACACCATAAAAAACACCTAACGGGCTGACCGCTTGGTCGGTGATGTCTAT